GGACTGTTACAGATACAACAGATCCAACTTCAAACAAGTTTAGTTTAGATATTACAAATTGTGATATTAAAACAACCGAAAAATTTGATTTCATATTCAATGTGAATAGTTTCAAATTTAAAGAAGCCGGGGAATATGTTTTTGACATTTCGTCTAAAATGATCTCGGCAGTTAAAGCAGGTGATACAAATTATTGGATTGCCCTAGATAAAAATTCAAAATACGGAGTATAGAATGAGTGAAGAAAATCAAGTAGAAGAAGTACAAACAGAAGGTGAAGTACCAGGCATCGGCATGCAAGATATTGCAGCATGTGTGCAAATTATTGACATTGTAACTAAACGAGGTGCCTTTGAGGGTGCTGAATTAGCAGATGTTGGTACGGTTCGAAATCGTCTGGCGGCATTCCTAGAAGCTAATAAACCAGCCGAGGATGAAGCAACTGAGGATGAAGCATCTACTGAGTAGTAACAAGCCCCTTTAGCTCAAATAGGTCAGAGCAACCGACTCATAATCGGTAGGTCGTTAGTTCAAGTCTAACAAGGGGCACCAAGTCTCGGTAGCTCAATCGGATAGAGCAACGCCCTTCTAAGGCGTAGGTTAAAGGTTCAACTCCTTTCCGGGGCACCAAATTTAAAAATAGGAATTATATTATGTTGGAAAGTGATTTAAAAGACATTAAAAGTGTCATGCAAACTGTGTTGGATTCAATGATTAGAATTAATTCTGAAAAGGAATTCATCAAAGAAACAATTAACGCCTTGGCTGAAAAATATACATTAGATAAAAAGGTACTTAAAAAGGTAGCTTCTATTTTATATAAGTCAAACATGGCAGAAGTTCAAGCAAATAACAATGATGTTGAAGAACTTTATGAAGATTTAACAAAATAATGGTTTACATTTGACCAGAAATATGTTATAATAGTATTACAAGCACGGGCAAAAGTTATAACCTCCGCCTTTTAGCACTCCGGGAGTAGTGTGTGTGAATACTCCCCCTAATTTTAAAATTTACTATGGAGATATGAATGAGAAAAGACTTCCTTTGGGTCGAGAAATATAGACCTGCCACCATTACTGAATGTATTTTAGATAATTCGTTAAAGAATACATTTAAAGAAATAATCAAAGGTGGCGAGCTTCCAAATATGATGTTCACAGGTACCGCAGGCGTAGGTAAAACTACTGTGGCCAGAGCACTTTGCAATGAATTGGAACTCGACCATATTATTATTAATGGTTCTGAGGATGGCAACATTGATACACTCCGTGGTAAAATCAAACAGTTTGCTTCGACTGTTTCACTTATGGGAGGATACAAAGTAGTTATATTGGATGAAGCTGACTATCTCAACCCCCAGTCTACTCAACCAGCTCTTCGTGGATTCATTGAAGAGTTTAGTAATAATTGCAGGTTTATTCTAACCTGTAACTTCAAGAATAGGATTATCGAACCATTACATTCTCGATGTTCTGTTTATGAATTTAATGTAGGTTCCAAAGCAACCCTTGCTGGTCAGTTTATGGAAAGGTTACAATATATCCTTACTAAGGAACAAGTAATCGCCGAGCCTGCCGTGTTAGCCGAATTGATAATGAAATACATTCCTGATTGGAGAAGAGTTATTAATGAGTGCCAACGATATGGCATATCTGGCACCATTGACTCAGGTATTCTTGTTACATTATCTGAAACATCCATTAAAGCACTAATGGCAGATCTTAAAAATAAAAACTTTAAAGGTATGCGTAAATGGGTAACCGATAATATTGATATGGAAAGTGCCAAACTATTTAGAATGATTTATGATAATATGTTAGATTATATAGATCCAAATTATATACCTCAATTGGTTATGACTTTGGCTGACTATTCTTATAAAGATGCATTTGTTGCTGATCATGAACTAAACACAGTGGCATGTCTTACAGAAATTATGGCACAAGGACAATTTAAATAATGAATGATTCTTTTATTTTTGATTTTGAAACATTAGGAACTAATGTACAAACTCTTCCAGTACTATCAGTTGCTTGTTATGCATTTGATACTAATAGATTTAAGGATAATCCGTACACATTAAATGAAATCATAACTGATGCTAAGTTTATGAAATTTGATGTCGCAGACCAAGTAAAGAACTATAATAGAATTATTAATCCTAGTACTCTTGAATGGTGGCAATCTTTAGGTGATGAAATTGTTGAGGCAAATCTTAAACCATTAGCCTCAGACCATGAACTTAAAGATCTTAATCATTTATTCTTGGCTGAATATCCTAATAATGCTTATGTATATACTAGAGGTAATACATTTGATCCTATGATTATTACAGCATTATGTAAACAACTTAATATAGTTGAACCATACCCTTGGTGGAAGGTTAGAGATATGAGATCATTAATTGATGGATTGACTTGGGGTTATGATGTGAGTACTATATTTATTCCTGAAGGCATTAACGAGGAGACATTAAATTTGCATGACCCAAGAACAGATATTGCTCTTGATGTTATTAGATTTCAATCAATCATTAGGTCAATAACATGAGTAAAAATCCATTCGACTACTTAAATTCGATTAATAATTCCAAGAAATATATCTTGGAAAATGAAAAAGACTATCCTGCCTTTATGATCAATAGAGGCTTATCTTATTTTCCTGATACTGTCTTACAAGCAAATGAGATGAATATAAGTCACCATCTTGACAATGGACCCCAGTATAACTTTCTTATAAATATTGTTAGGAAGCGCAAACGTTTCTCGAAGTGGAATAAGGCATCAGAGTCTGACGATATTAAATCTATCAAAAAGTATTATGGATATTCTAATGAAAAGGCCAGAGATGTTCTTTCGCTTCTAACTAAAAATGAATTGAAGCTAATTAAGGAAAGAATAGATCATGGTGGAACAAAATGATGAACTGGTAAATTGGAACCCTGATATGATGTTAGAGGTTATCTTAGGAGAACCAGATGATTTTTTAAAAATCAGAGAAACATTAACTCGGATGGGTGTAGCATCCAAAAGAGACTCAAAGCTATATCAATCTTGTCATATATTACATAAGCAAGGTAGATATTTTATAACACATTTTAAAGAATTATTTTTATTGGATGGTAAGCCATCTAATTTAACTGAGAATGATTTGGGCAGAAGAAATACAATAGTACAACTTATGTCTGATTGGGGTTTATTAGAAACTGTATTGACCATTGGTGATACTGCCCCTTTAAATCAAATTAAAATAATCTCACATAAAGATAAAAGTAATTGGGAATTATGCCCAAAATATAATATTGGTGTGAAATAAATTGTATAAATAGATTTGTAAGTGCTTCGGGCTTACATATGGAAGAGTCACAAGAGTGGCTCTATAATTAAAACTCGCTTAACAGGAGAAAAATATGACAACATTTCAAAGAGATCTATTCTTTGGATTTGATGAATTATTCAATTCATTAAATAACCCTCAACAACAACAATCATACCCACCATACAATGTGGTAAAGAAAGATGATAATCATTATCTAATTGAAATCGCAGTGGCTGGATTTAAATCAGATGAAATTGATTTGATTTTAGAAAAAGGTATATTGACTGTTTCTGGTAAACATAAAGAATATGAAAATAATCGTAATGATGAATATGTTCATAAGGGCATTTCAACTAGAGACTTTAGTAGATCATTTACATTAGCTGAAACTATCAAAGTGGTAGGTGCTGATATTGTGAATGGATTATTATTAATTGGTCTTGAAAATGAAATCCCAGAGGAAGATAAACCTCAAACTATTAACCTTGGAGAATTTGGCGAAAGAGCCAAAGAACTTCTTTTAGGTTAAATAACAACTTTACTGGTCATTAATACTCTTAATGGCCATTATATTATATAATGGAGAAATTATGATACAACTCGTAAGACTAACAACTGGCGAAGAAATCCTTTGCAAAATTCAAAATGATACTACAACTTTAATTACTGTTACAGATCCCGTTCAACTAATTCCAACAGGGGAAGGTAAAATTTCCTTTGCTCCTTATATGAGTTATTGTGCAATCG